CCAGCTATGAATCTTGAACAAGCATTAATTTGGTTGTTTCTTCTTGCGAACCTTTGCTATGTCAACTGGCCTTGGTTTGTTTGGTTTCATAGTCTATGGAGGGGGGTAGAATTACCCAGTGACTTGATACTTTCGCCGCTTTGGTGGATTACTATGGAGCTGTTCACCGGCTTTCTTACCATGGAGGTTGTTGTTGTCCCGATTATCAAACTTATCTGTTACGAAGTCAACATCGTATGCAGTTGGGTTCTTGAGTTTGGTATACCATGTCTTTGGACACGGGTTGTGGATTATTTTTCAGTTCATCATGAAGATAATTTACGTAATGATTTTCGACGATTCCGTGCTGTAGCAACCCGGGATTATAAGAGCAGCCATTCCCACCCCGTTGCAGCCGCGATAAGAAGCACCAATGATTTGGGCATTACTAACATGATCATCCAGGCTGGCCATGTGCCATACTCCGTGTCACCATCTGACGCTGATGATCGTATGCCCGTATCAGGATATCGGTACTTTTATGGTATCAAGTCATTGACACAATCAGCACGATTTGATGATGTTCCTGATAATGCTGTCATTAAACTTGTGGACGTTGACTATTACGCAGACATGCCTTCAATCTTAGCCTGGGGAAAACCGGTGGTGTTACACACCTTTGTCCCTACGCGGGTTGCGGGTGATGTGCCTGATGGTTTGTTCACCATTGACGAGCATGACCAAATCCATTATCACGTGCAAGGCGGCGCATACTATGTACATTCTACCTGGGATTATGAACGCGACATTATTGCCGTTCTTACATGGTATGGCGCAATAATTTATTCCGTTGAGCAGATTTTGACTCCGGAAGATGTTAACCGCCGCACTGTCGGATTATTCCCACGTCGGACCATTTATGGACCAATTGGCTGGCTGTTTGCGGGACACCAGTTGAGACGCCGACAGTTTTACCGAAATGGATGGACCACTTCACGGTTTATGTCATCTGCAGGTGGTACTATGACAGAGTATATTAGTGTTAGTAAACCGATGCTAAATTATTCTGTTACAGTGCCACTATCGTTAGGACACTCGCTGGCAACTAAGATCGCATCAAGCAAGGATAATAAGACTCCATTCGCAACTGTGCAAACGGTTGTTGAGGCTATGCGAAAAGTGCCTAAGTTTGAGCATTGGGCTAAGAACACCGAGCCCATTGAAAACGCTGCAATGCTGACTGAAGCGGCCTCCCAGGCACCATGGCTCTTCGGCCCACCATATTACGGAATAATCAGTTTACCTGATTCACACCACTATACGGTCGTAAACCATCAACATGTATGGGATGAGGAACTGCCCAGCCTTCGAGCTGTTAGCAGTCCTTGGATCGATAGTTCTGTAACACCGACTAGATGCATTGCTAATGATAAAGCATGCCTCCAACACCGTATCATGGCCGTTAAGAACAATAAAGAGCCACCCGCTATCTACAATCGGTATGTTAAGGAGTTCGTTGAATTTCTTATCCCGGATAGCGAAGCTGGGACTCTAGTGCCGTCAGAGTTCCAGGAGGTTTACGATAAGCAGAAACGCCCATCACAACGGGCTATTATTGACCGCTGTATCCACTGGCTCTACCTTAAGACAGTTACCATAGTTTCTTCATTTCAAAAACGTGAAGCATATGGAAAAATAACTGCACCAAGAAATATCTCAACAATACCTGGTGCTCTTAAAGTAGAATATTCGACTTATATGTATGCCTTCGCACCAATATTGAAGCGACAACACTGGTATGCATTCAGTCTTACACCACGTGAGATTGGGGAAGTCCTTGTCTCCAAGTTAGTTAATGCCACCAATGCATGTCTGACGGATTTCTCCAAATTTGATGGTACACACAGCGGATTTCTGTGCCGACTAGAAGAGACTGTGCTCAGGCGGGCTTTCGCACCTTGCTACCATTCCAAGGTTGTTGAGTTATATCGAGCTCAGTATAATGCTACTGGTTATACTCATTATGGGTTGCGTTATGATACTGGACATTCGCGTTTGTCCGGTAGCCCTGAAACTAGTGCATTCAATAGTCTCGATAATGCCTTTGTCGCCTACTGCGCCTTGCGTAAGTCCAAATTTACGCGCAGTAGTGATTGTGAGCGAGCCTGGGCTGCCCTTGGCCTCTACGGAGGAGACGATGGCTTGACTCCGAATGTTAGTGATGTGGTTTACAACCAAACCGCCGCTGATTTCGGGCTAAAGCTAACCTCAGAACACTGTGAGCGTGGGCAGAAGGTCACTTTTCTTAGTCGAGTTTGGCCGCAATGTTGGACGGGTGATTCAGGCAGTTATACTGCTGTCGCTCGTCAGGTCGGTAAGCTTCATCTCACCACGGCTGGCTACGACGTGCCAGACACTCAGGTACTCCATCGAAAGGCCTTGGGGTACTTGCTAACGGATCGTAACACACCATTTATCGGATGTTGGTCACGTGCTGTTATCCGTTTGTGTGGTTGGGATGGGAAGACGCGCATCCCAGGTGATGAAAAGTGGTTTGAACAGTATGATGCCACTGAACAATTTCATCAGCCTGAGGATGACTGGTCGATGGCTGATTCAGTTGCCGCGGATTTGGGAGTTACGTGGACTGAATTGCATGATGCTGAGGCACGCCTTGAAAAAGCTAGCTTGTTCGTTGAGTTGTTTCCAACTGAACCCTGGTTCAAAAAGACCATTAAGGTTGAACTAGAAGTTAAAAACGGATTGGATGTACGTACTCCGGAAGCAGCCAAGGATACCTCGAAGGACCAACGGGAACGTCGTGGTGGAGGTCAACCGAAAAAGGTGAAAAAGCGTTTGGATACGCCCCCGGGAGACCCCACTGTGTCCTCGGAGCGAAGTGTAGCTCTGAGTGGCCCGGTGTAGGCCACCCCCTTCATGGCGACTAACACCGCCCGATTCTTCTGCATAGATATATACCATCAACAAG